TCTGTTCTCCGGAAATATGGACGGCATCACCAGTCCGCACACCTTCGGATTGATTACGCCGGCTGCTCAGACCAACGTCGTCATCTACGCGGTCGCCGGCATAGTAGCGCCCGACCTCGCCACCTTCCAGTTGAACAACATCATCGTCGGCATCACCGCCAGCGCGACGGTGGTCGTTGGGGCCGTAGTCCTTACCGTATCGATAGCTGAAATCGGAGCGCGGTATCAGAACCCTCCCGGCGGAAGCACCTACACCACGATTCGCGTCACGGCGGGATCGCAGGAAGGGGCGACGACGGCGACGATCTGGTTTACCTTCAACGACGGCGCGAGCTATACCTGGATCGGCGTCTATCCGTTCACCAATGCCACGCACCAGGACCTCGTCACCATCGTCCCGCTCGGGACCAGCACCTTCCGCGCCAAGCTCGCGCCGGGAAGCTATACATCTTCTGCATCGCCACCGTCGAACGCCGTCGCCAGCAACCCGCTGACGCTCGCGATTGGGCCTCCCACGGCACCGCTTGCCACTCTATCGATCACGAATCAGTGGGGGGACGCGCCGACGAAGGACAACATCTTCATGGGCCGCGGCAGCAACGGCCCTTACGCGCGGGTGGTATTCAAAATCCAGACGGCGGGCGCTCTCGATCCTGCGGCTTTCTGGTATCAGTGGTGGGTCATGTGGGTGGACGCCGGCGGGAACCCGATCAACCCCGGCAATGTTTTGAACACAAGTGGTTGGCAGGATCACTACGGTTCAGGCAATGACGGCAAGCTCCAGGAGCATCACCTCGACATCAACTACCCTGCCGTCGCCAATGCTTACCTGGAGATTCGCGTGTATGCGCGGTCCCGAAATAGCGACGGCACGAAGCCTCCATTCACGGGGGATTCCAGCGCTGTTGTGGTCCCGTGGCCGGGAGGACTCACCTACTACCGCTTGCTCGTCGGTCTGCCGCCGGGAGCGGATCAGGTGACCAATCCCGGCAACGATCAGAACTCCAACCCGACGATCTCGATGCTCGCCAACTGGAGCTTCCTCTATAGTGTTCCCGGCTTCTGGGTTCAATCCGGCGCGAGGACCGGGACGGGATACCTGTCGGGCTGGAACTCGGGCGCCAATCCCAACTCCGACATCGAATGCCGCGCAGATGGCGGCTCATCGGGAAGCAACTATACCCGGCTTACCGGCTTCAACACGTCCATTACGCAAACCGTCTCGGTGATCACCGGCGCTAAGATTTACTTCTCGGTCACGCTCCGCTCCTCCAATCATTCGACCAACCACAATGTGAACTTGTACGTCGATTGGCTCAACGCCAGTTCAGGGTTCATCTCCACCACCACGGTCGGCACAGCGAGCGGGTTTCTTTCCGCGTGGTCAGCCAAGGCGATCACCGGGTACGTGATCGTCCCGGCTGGCGCCGCGTTTGGGATCGTGAGGCTTGCGACCAACTCCTCCGAACCCGGCTATTGGGACGTGGACGATGTCGTCATGCAACCCGTTCTGAGCCAGTTGAGCGGCACGGACTTAGCGGAAGTGATCAGCGGCAATGACGGCAGTGGGATGACCGGCGTCTTTCGCGCCACCGGAGCGGCGTACTCGGCAGTCTACGGGCAGACTTACATGCAAATGGAGGGCAATTTCGGAAGACTCAACCTTGGCTCTCTGAACAACGACTTGAAACTCATACGGGGCGGCGGCAGGACGGCGCAGTTCAGCGTGGCGACGACGGATAGCTCGGGCGCAGGCCAGCACGCCTACGTCATCCAGATGGGAGACAGCGGCCTGTCGGTGTTCCAGATTATCGGCGGCGTATTCTCTACCTCCTACACCGGCACCGTGCAAGCGGCCTATAGCGCGAATAAGCCCGTGAAGAACGGCATGATCTGCAACTGATATGAGCACACCATACGAGGAAGCTGCGGCCCTGCTTGCCAACCTGAACCCCTACGAAGCCCGCGCACTCCTGGCGCAGCAACGGCTCTCCAAGGCCCGCGAGGAGGAGCTGGCCAAAGACCACCCGATGAAGGCGTACAGGCTCGACGCTGACCAGTGGGCGCAATTCAAGGCGTACCTTCTTGACGGTGGCGGCGTCGAAGAGGATACCCAGTTAGCGACCGACATCTTCCAGGCCATCTTTGACGACAACCAGGAGACATTCTGGAACGAGGTGTTTCACTTGGTGAAGGCCCGCGCCAAGATCAATGGCGTGATGCGTCCGCTGCCATTCGGCGGTGTCAGCTTTACCGGGGTCGGGGAGCGCGCCAGCGCGATGCAACAGATTATCGGCCCAGTGCCCGAGGCGTCGGGCGAGGGCAATACGCAGGAGAACACGGCATGAATGAAGCGGTCGACATCGCCCAGAAGAACGTGAAAGTAAATGGGCGGCCGCCGCTGGAGAGCGCGGGTTCGCTCGAAACCGTCTACCAGTTGAATCCCCAGGAGCGGAAGCTGGCGGCGCAAGCCATCAGCTACGAGGCGTCTGTCAAGGCCCGCGTCTACGATCTCCAGGAGCAACTGGACTTGGCGCGAAAGGAACTGATCGGCGCCAGCGCACAAAGGCACGGCGCCATCGCGATGCTAGTGCAGTCGCGTGCTTGGGAAGATGGGGCGATCTCCGACGACTTCTCCACGCTGACGAAGCGCGACCCGCGGGGGAGGTAGACCAATGTCCTGGACGTTCCCCAACGACTGGAACGATGGCGAGGTCGTTTCAGGGTCGGACCTGAACAAGATACGCGGCGACATCGAGCATTGGGGTGGCGACGTGGACGGCGGTGGCCACCACCTGGGCAATGTCATTATCGATAGCGCCCTCTCGCAGACACCGTGGACGAGCAACATCGACGCGGCGGGGTATCAACTTTCCAACACGGGCTTGGTTCGCGTGCAGGGCTTAGGAACGGCTCCGACTTCGGGCAGCGGCGTCGAAATTTATTACGCTTCCAACGCCGGACACATCTTTGCCTACGACCGCGCGACGGCGACATTCCGCTCATTCGGCGTGCACGGCGACCCGCTGTTATTGAATCCGAATAACGGCAAGTACGTCGGCGTTGGAATATTAACCCCCACTGCCCGCACGCACATCGTTGAGGTGGGCGGCAATCCAAGCCTGACCGCCAATGTTGCCGTTGCCAATCTGCGGGCTCAAGTCAGCGCAACCTACCTCGACGTGGGCCGTTACAATACGTCTCCGAACGCGCATTGGATTCAGGTATACGGCGGAGGGAGCGCATTTCCACTTGCCCTGCAACCGCTCGGCGGTAACGTCGGCGTCGGGACGGGGAATCCTCTCGACAAGCTCAATGTCGTTGGCGGCGCGATCCGCTTTGCGACGGATGAAGCTAACAACGCGGCGAATTACTATCAGATTGAGCGTCACGGGGCTTCTGGCTACCTCATTCTGTATGGCAGTCAGACGAGTTTTTCTGGCTACGGTTTCGACTATACAGATGGGGGTGGCGTTAGAGCGCGGGCGTTAACGATCGCGACCGTGAACGGCAATGTCGGAATCGGGACGGCGAGTCCTGGCCAAAAGCTCCAAGTCGATGGTGGCCGGGGAGTCTTCAACGCAGCGTCTGAACTCTACGCGGTTGGCCTCGCCAATTCTGTGGGCGGGTTGGTCACGTGGCTCGGTTGCGATGTCGCCGGCACGCTCCACGTTTCGGATCGGTTCGGCTCGGGCCGCGTCCAGGTGGAACAGGCGGGCAACGTCGGTATCGGCATGGCGCCGGTGTTCAAACTCGACGTAAACGGGACGTGCCGCGCTACGGCGTTTCGAGGCGATGGCTCGCTGTTGACGGGCATCGCCAGCGGCGGCGTCACAACGCAGCAAGTCGTCACCGGATCGCGGGCGATTAACGGGGTGTACCGGAATATGACGGGCAAGCCGATGATGGTGACCGTCACGTCCGCGCTAGGGGCGGGAGTGCTCGTTGATGTCTTATGCGATTCGGCGAGCAGTCCAATAACCGGAGTGGCGCAAGCGTACAACGTCGGAGCCTCTACCGCGCAGCAGAGTGTGTGCTTTTGGGTATTGCCAACTTACTATTACACAGTTTTTACGACCGGTTCGGCCACTGTGAGCCGATGGACCGAATGGTATTGATCACATTCGAGCGCACGCACAACTACGCCCTGGTGAGAACGGTGATGACACACCCGCGCATCTGGCCGCACATCTCAGACGACGGATCGCCCGCGGCCTCGGATTACCGGGCGCCTGAGGGCGAGCACATCTGGTACGTGCTGGCGCGGGACGCGGGCGAGCTGCTCGGCCTCTGGGTATTCCACCCGCAGAACGCCGTCTGTTGGGAAGTCCATACCTGCGTGCTGCCGCGAGCCTGGGGCGACGTGGGACTCGAGGCGGCGCGGCTCCTGCCGGCGTGGGTGTGGGAGCACACGCCCTGCCGCCGGATCGTCACGAACATACCGGCGACGAACCGCCTGGCTCTGCATTTCGCCATCAATGCGGGGATGCATTCGTTCGGCATCAACTCGGCGAGCTATCTCAAGGACGGGCAGCTCTGGGATCAGGTGTGCCTAGGCATCAGCCCGCCGGAAATACAGGCGGAAACACTGGCCCGCCGTGAGGCGGAAACGGGGTCAGGTGCGATTGTTGCGGGCGGCCTTGACGTAGCCGCCCATGCCCCGGCATCACCCGGAGAACGCGCCGCTGGCGCGGAGATGCGCCAACGAAGGTCGTCAGACCGCTATGCGCTTGATCATGTCCTTGAACAGTGACCGGATCTCTTTCATGTCGCGCACGTGTTCTGCGCGATGGCGGCGGTGCTCTACTCGCATCTCTTTCATTTCCCGATCATGCTCTTTGGCATATTGGCGCAGTTCTTTAGCCGTTGCTGCCGTTTGGGCGGCCGCCATATTGAGCAGTTCTTCAATGCGGTCGAGTCGGTTCTTGCCGTTGGTCTTTCCGTTGGTTGTCAAGGCGGGGCTCTCCTGCCGGGTGATGACCGGCTTATCTATCTATTCTAGCGCGACTTAGGGGGTTGTACCATGCCTGCTGCTGTTGCCATACCCGCTGCAGTGAGTTTAGGAAGTTCAGTACTCGGAGGTGTTCTCGGCTCCCGTGCCTCGAAGAAGGCCGGCCAGATCCAGCAGGAGGAAGCTCTACGCCAGGCGCAGGGCTTCCGCGACACGCTGGGCCAGTACAACCCGCAGATCGGGACTGCCGCGGAGCAGGCGCGGGCGGATGTGCTCGGCGCGGCCGGGACCGCGGGCGCCAACCTCACCGGCGTTGCGGAGACGGGGGCGGCCGGAATCACCGGGGCGGCCGGCCAGGCGAACGAGTACCTCGAGCCGTACCTCGGGCTCGGCGGCCAGGCAGCGAAATCGCTCGGCGAGATGATGGCGCCGGGGGGGCAACTCAACCGGGACTTCACGCTCGAGGACATGAAGTCGCTGGATCCCGGCTACCAGTTCCGCATCGACCAGGCGAACAAAGCTCTCGCCG